TAATGTAGAAAAATCTAGGTTTGTAAAAGAAAAATCTAAGATTCCAGTAACAGTCAGCTGGGAAGGTGGTATTGAGAAATACTCAGGCCTCCTTGAAGTTGCTCTTGCAGGTGGTTATGTTACCAAACCTTCAATGGGTTGGTATTCAAAAGTTGACCAAACTACAGGTGAGCAGATGGAAGCTAAGGTAAGAGAAAAAGACACACTTACTGCTGAATTTTGGGAACCAATCTTTGCAGATACTAACTTTGCAGAATTCCTAAAAGCTCACTATGCAATCGGCCATAAACCAATGCTAGAAATTGATTTAGAAAGCACTTTACAAGAGGGATAAAATGGGTTATAATATAACGGACAAAGACTTTAAACTTGTAGAAAATGATGGTGATAATGACTTTGCAGAATTTTATGGTGTTAAACTTACAAGTGGTAAATACAGAAACATCATTGTTATTTATGGTAAGGTATCTGTACAAGAACTAGACACGGATGAAGCTAGATTATCGTTTACATATGCTATTCAGGATCCGGCAGATTTTGACTTAGAGTTTTTACAAAGTGATGAAGATTTTAATAATTATTTAGGCGCAGTTTTGGAATATTTTATTCAAGACAGCTTAGAAAACAAAGAGGCAACCATTGGAAATATCAAATCAACTACCGACGCACATACTGAATCATCTCCTCAATAACGAGGAGTATTGCCGTAGGGTAATACCTTACATCAAAAAAGAGTACTTCGAAGGTTCACATAAAACTGTATTTGATATGATAGTTCAGTTTGTTCAGCAAACAAACAAGCTGCCCACATCTAAAATCTTACAGCTTGAGTTAAGAAAGCAATCTGCACCAGAGGAACTTCTGAATAGTGCAAATCAGCTAATCGGAGAAATATCTGCAAAGTCAGACGTTGATACCGAATATTTAATTAAGGAGTCTGAGAAGTGGTGTCGTGATAGAGCAGTATATAATGCTATCATGGACTCTATTCAAATCATTGATGGTCAAGATAGTGCAAAGACAGAAGGTGCTATTCCAGAAATTCTATCAAATGCTTTTGGTGTGTCATTTGATCAAGCTATCGGACATGATTATATTGATAATTCCGAAGAGCGTTTTAAATTTTATAACACTAAAGAACACAGAACACCATTTGATTTAGATTACTTTAATAAAATTACAAAGGGTGGTTTGCCTAATAAAACACTAAACATTGCTCTTGCAGGAACCGGTGAGGGTAAATCATTGTTTATGTGTCATTGTGCTGCTTCTATTCTGCAACAAGGTAAAAATGTTTTATATATTACTATGGAAATGGCAGAAGAAAGAATTGCAGAACGTATTGATGCTAACTTAATGGACTTGCCTATCGAGCAACTTGAAAGATTACCAGAGAGTGTTTTTACTGATAAGATTGCTAATATTGCAAAAGCCTCCATCGGTAAACTTATTATTAAGGAATATCCTACTGGTGCAGCGCACACAGGACACTTTAGAGCTCTTCTAAATGAGCTGAAAATGAAGAAAAACTTTAAACCTGACATAATTTACATAGATTACCTTAATATTTGTGCCTCTTCGCGTATGAAAGGTATGGGAGGAAGTATAAATAGTTACACCTACATTAAAGCCATTGCTGAAGAACTTCGTGGCCTTGCTGTAGAGTTTAATGTACCGATTATGTCGGCAACACAGACCACCAGGTCTGGTTTCAGTAATACTGATGTCGGCCTAGAGGATACGTCGGAATCATTTGGTTTGCCTGCCACGGCTGATTTAATGTTTGCTCTTATTTCAACAGAGGAACTAGAAGAATTAGGCCAGATAATGGTAAAACAATTGAAAAATAGGTATAATGATCCTACCAAATATAAGAGATTTGTAGTTGGTATTGATCGTTCCCGCATGAAATTATATGATGTAGAAGAATCGGCGCAACAGGATTTGGTATCAGATTCTGTTCCCGATAAACCGATAGCAACGTGGGGAAACCGAGAAAACAAAGACACGTTTGCTGAATTTAAAATATAGGAGAAAAATATGGATATGTTATTAAAAGCAAAGGACTGGGTATCAGAAAGAGTGTTTGAAAGAACATCACTAGATGGTATCAGTTTAATTGTAGTTTGTGGTTCAGTCATTTTATTTGGCGGCATTGCAAAACTACTCGCATGGGCCGGATTGCTCTGGGGCATTTATACACTAGTGAAAAAAGGCTAATAATAATCAATGTTTAATGTGAAACTTATATCATATAGTCAACCGCCGGAGGGGTCAGAGTTAAACAATGACCTTCTCCAGTTGGTTGCATACTGCGCTAGAGTATCAAACCCTAGCAACCAAAACAACGAAGCTACATCAGAAAAGCTCGTAAAATATCTAATCAAACACAAACACTGGAGTCCATTAGAAATGGTATCTCTGTGCCTTGAAATTGATACTACAAGAGATATTGCACGACAAATTCTAAGGCATCGTTCCTTTACTTTCCAAGAGTTTTCTCAGAGATATGCTGATCCCACCGAGGATTTGTCATTCGTAACTAGAGAAGCTCGACTACAAGATACTAAGAATAGGCAAAATTCTGTTGATATTCCCCATGAAGATTCT